AGTAGCTGATTTGCACTGCCGTCTGCATGGGGCCAAGTCAAACCATCAAGGACTAGCTTGCCAGAACCTGTTGGGATGACAGCTATGTTACCGTTTGTGGACTTCTCATTTAATGTATCAACTTTAATCGTACTCATTATATCACCACAAAAGTTGCGCCACTGGAGATGGTAAGCGTCACCCCAGAAGCTATTGATATTGGACCAGTTGCTGAACCGTTGTCTGTTGCAGCCATCGTTTGTGAAGTATTTAGAGTAGCTTCGTTAACACGGATGATGTCACCACTGCTACCAACAGAAGCACCAGAAGCTCCTTCACCTAAGAAGGCTCCACCGCCACCGCCTCCCGGAGCAGTACCAGCCAAACACCAACCCGTCATACGATATTTTCCAGTATCATATTCTACAAACTCAAGCTCATCCCCAGCTTCCGTTGTAAGATTTGCTGCTCCAGCTATTATTAAATTACTTGCGTGATGCGTTAACTGACAAGCTCCATCAAAATGAAGTTTGATAAGTGTACCAGCCCCGCCTGTGGTGTTGATGCTGGTAATGGTTGTAGTGCCTGTGACATCAAAGTAGTTACCATCCGTTAATACTGCTAAAGCACCATTAGAGGCTACGTCTGCACCTTTAGACCACTGTATCTGTGCTCCATTTACCGAAAGGTCACCGCTTAATGTTCCTCCAGTACCATCTAATTTAGTATTAACAGCTGTTTGAACTGCTGAAAACTCAGTATGAAAATCTGCTCCAGAAACAATTTTAGCAGAGTCTGAATCCGCTAAACCATTTTTAGCAGCCCAAGCTATTTGAGGTGTATAACTACTCATAATTTATTCCTTAACTGTATTTAGCTCTTCCAAAAAGTGTACGTTCTTTACCGTATAAATAAGTAGGGTCTCTAAATGCTTGTCCTTGATTAGACAATTTCATCATTAGTTGTTGACGGGACCATTTAGGTACTTTACCTTTAGGAGGTGCTTTAAATAAAGGTTTTGTTCTACCACGCCTCATCCCAAACCTCTAACCTCTTGTTTCCATCTTAGAACATTACGTCTTTTTTTAGCTGGTATAGGTTTTTTCTTTTTAGCTTTAACTGATTTACCAGCTGTACGATTTTTTGTTTTATAAGCCATAATCAGTACCCCGTATAAGTAGTTTTCTTTACAGGTTTCTTTTTCTTTTTCTTTATTTTTATTTTTTTTGCCATAATTATAACCTCACTCCATATTCTTTGTTTCGTTCTTTAACGAGTTTTAAAAGTCTGTTTCTTTCTACATCCCAAACATCTTGAAGAGATTTACTATTTACTTTAGGATTATCATTAACTGCTTTTTGTCTTTTAAATCCCTTAGGAACTTCTAATGCTTTAGTTTTAGGCCTAGACTGCTTGTCTGCAGGGGTAAACAAACCACCTTTAGGAGACTCTAAAGGCTTAGTAGAAGGGGTCCAAAGTGGGTTGTGTCTACGACTCTTAAGTTCTTTACCAGTAGCAACCTCAGGTTTTTCATATGTACGATCACTAACGTCATCTAAATCTTCTGATTGAATAAGTAAACTTAGTAAATCTTCAAGACCTTCAGACTCTTCATCAAAACCTTCACCTTTAAACTCTAACTCGTTATCCTCAAGAAAACTGTTAATTTCATCTACAGTTGCTCCGGGTTTAGACTGTTTAAATGTTTTAACGACTAAATCATGATAAAGCTTTTGTATTTTACTTTTTATTTTTTCTAATTCTAAATCATAACTAGAGCTACCAAAAGCATCCTGATATGTCATCATTTAACTATATCCTTAGTAAGAACGAATACCATTGCCTTTAGTTTCATGTTCTTTAACCCAGCTATCATGAGAAGAAACAAAGTCAGGATTTGATCCATCTAAATGTATTTTAGGGGTTGAAAGAGCTTTATAAGCGGGACCATCACACATAACACATACTACAGCTTTTTTACTTTCAACAAATGTTACTAGTTCTTCTTGAACGTGATTACATTTTTTACAATGGAAATAAAACGATAGCATATAAAATCCTTAAAAGTAGTTGGAGAGGTCCTCCTTAAGACCTCTCCAGTTTTACTTAGGTAGCAGGTACAGCAAAAGCTACACCAGCAGCGTTACGGAGTTCACCTACACCGTAAAGAGTATCAGAAGTAAACAGATCACCAAGGTATTCCTGTTTATACTGAGTCTGGGAACGAACACCCATCTGCTCAACAAGAGCTATAGCATCCTTATGGATCATAAGACCAATACGGGAAACTGCAGAGTTAGTTGAAGTTACAGAAGGACAGTTACTGGAGATATATACGTCCATGCCGTAGATAGCACCAATTTTACCAGTTTTAATAGCTGATCCATCACCGATATACTGTTGCTCAGTAAAGCGGTTAATGCCAAGCATGTCGTTCATAGCAATTGGTGGAACAATTAGTGCGCGATTGTCCATCGGAACGTCAGCATTATCTAGCAACAAGATCATCTTACGGATACCAGCATCTGTGATATCAGAAGAGTTAGAAGTACCACCAACATAGTCAGTAGTTCCATCTCCACCAATCTTGGCTTTCTCCCAAAGTGCAGTGCCAGTACCACCGACAGTGCCACCTTGTAGTCCTTCAGTAATAGCAAACAAGTCATCATCAACTTGATTAGCCAAAGCATAACCAGCATCGTCCGTATAGAAACGGCGCAATGACTGAAGAGCCTGTACTTCTACGATGTCTTCGATAACTACCGAATATTCGTAGTGTTTGTTAATGCTAAGGTTTGTCGTACCATGCGTATCACCCTGTAGAACAACCTGAGTGTCAGCTACTTTAGCATTTGCACTTCCACGGGTAGGAGTAGGGATATGAATTGTATCCCCTTTCTTTCCGCTATGATTAATCTTAGTAACCAAGTTACCAAGAACTAGGTTCTGTTTGTATCCAGCAATGACCTCATCGGACCATAGTTCTGGAATAAAGTTGGCAGCTTCTGTAACGCCCTGCCCATTTGTACCCAACGCCATCGTTTCTCTCCTTAATGTTTATTTATTTGACTCGACCATCAGCATATGCGCTTAGGATTTCATCCTGTAAGTCTACATAACGCTCAGGGTCACTTGTTTTAAGCCTGATTAGATCAGCCCTACGGTAGATTTTCTTACCTGCAGTGGATTCAGCTGATGTCCTAGACACACTTTTACCTGCTTTTAATGCTTGACTACGTTTAGCACCTTTAGCTTCTTCAGCTTTAGTAGTGCTTGTAATTAATGATCTTTCTTTCCAGTTACCAATAAGTTCTTTGGCTGAATCGTAATCATAATTATGTGCAGACACATAAAGCTTAGTGCGTATAGGGCTTTCTTGAACCCATTCCTGAAATTTAACATCACTTACGACATCTAAAAAATCAGGGTGCTCTGCTTGAAGTTTTTGAGTTATAGCATTAGCATGTTGTGCTTTTTGCTGCTCTTCAAACTCACGGAACTTAGGATGATTATCAATGGCTTTACTAACTGCTGCATTAGGGTCATCAAAAAAATCTGTTTCCTCTGCGTAAGTCTCTGGTTCCGTTTGAGGTGTAGAAATTTGTTGTTTTAAAATACCATCGGTTAGCTTCCTTAGCTCTCCAATTTCTGAACCCTTCCTACCCAACTCTTTTTCGAGATTTTCGTAGGAACCAACAATGTCCTCCATAGATTTACCTTGGAATTTCTTAGGCAATTCGTATTCGTTAACCTCTTCTGCTGACTTGTCCTGTTGTTCTTCACCAACTGGGGTCTCGATTTGGATGTCACTAAATTGCTCAGCTTCTTCCGGGGTTTCTACAGCTTCTTCAACAACTACACTACTCATATTGCGTCTCCGTTCTATAAAGAATTAAGGAGTTATAAAATGTTGGGATTAGTCTTCTAATTGATCCAACGCTAATTTGGTAGTCTCTTCTAAATTAATAACCATATTTAGAATACCTAACTGACCTTTATTAAAATGTAGGCCCTTCTCGTCTTCTACGCTTACAATACTATCTAGTGAGTTAGCCATAGCATTAAGTTCTTCTAAAAACATGCTCCAAGCGTCACCTTCAAATAAATCTAAGCGTTTCTCTAAAAATTCTCTATCCTCCATTACGAACATTCATAGCTTTAGTTAAATTCAGAATAGTTTCTGATTGTAAATGTTCTACTTCTGGAATATTTCTTTGTGTTTCAGACCTAATATTAGCAGCGGTACTTCTTAGATTTTCAATTTGACCCATCTTCTTAGCTAAGTCTAATTGTAAAGTAATCATATGCTCTTCAGATTGTTTATCACCAATTTCATTTTGTATCTTAGCAACTTGTGCGTAGTCTTTAGCAATACCACTTTCAAGTTCTTTAATTTCCATTTGAGCCTTCATAAGAGTCAACTGTTGAACCATTTGTTTCATTTGTTGCTCTTGAGGATCAGGCTGCATTTGTTGTTGTACTGCCTGTACCATCTGTTCTCTTTCAGACATTGAACTATTATTAAAAATAGCAGTCAGTAAGATACCATAAGTAGGAGAACCTTGTTGAGTCATAGAAAGCAGTGATATCATCTGCTGCATCTCTAGCTCTTTAGCCATAATACCCATTGTTGAACAAGCTATAAACTTATATTCTCCAGCTGGATAACGCTCAGGAGAAAACTGTATATATCTCCAACAAGCTTTCTCAATCATAGGAATTAAAAAGTTCTCAGAAAAGTTCATAATAGTACGTTTTTGACGTTTAATAGAAGCTGCTTGTAACATAGACATACCAGAAGCAGTAGAGTTACGTGGGTTCCCTGCATTACTTGTGGCACTGTCCATAGCTCCAGTACCCATTTGAACCATACGTTCTAGCTCAGAAGCTTCTGTAAAACTACTCTGAGACAAAGAACCAAAGTTTAAAGGCATTAAAGTCTGTCTAGGATCACCATTAGTAAGTATAGTTTTACCCGCTTTAACTTCAAACTTAACACCTCTAGGGAGTCTAGTAGCGTCTACACCCATCATAGGATGAGTTGTAAGGGCTAAAGTGTCAATACGTGCTCTAAGCTCTGCATCAAGTGCCTTTTGTGGGTTATAGCCCTTCTCAGCGATACCTCTACCCCAAAATTTATTAGGTACACGATCTAATTGAAAGGCTACAAAAGGTCTATCCTTCATTAAATAAGGATTTTCATCAGCACGTAAGACTACTGAATCATTAGCAATAGTAACTACCGCTTCAACCAACTCATCTTCGTCATAATCAAACTCTTCAGTGAGTCCACTTTGGGTTTTAAGAAACTTTTTAGGGATTCTACCCCAATATTCGGTAATTTTGACCTTATCGTCATCAGTAGAGACAGAACTGTTTTCTTCTTCAAAGCCAAAGTCTGCTTTATTATAGTCACCAAGTGGTTTATCTTCGTAAATACCATCCCTGATGCCTTCCATAATTTCATATTTAGGTTTAATGACTATTTGAGCAACACCTAAAGCTTCATCAATAGAAGTAGCTGTAGGATCAATAACAAATTCTTTAGGTGTTAAGGATTCAACTTTAACTGCTAATATTTCTTTTTCTACTACTACAGTGTCTGTTGTAAGTGTGTCTGGAATAGGAGATTCTTGTACTACTTTCTCTATTCTTTCAACTACATTAAGTTTTGCAATACCAGTACCATAGATTGCAGCATTAAGAAGTGATTCAACAATAGCATCTTTACATTTTTCTTTTTCTAAATCTTCTTGAAGTAAAGCACGAATAGC